GTGCCAGTTCACGCTCAGTCTGCATCTGTGCTAGTTTAAGTTCCTGTGCCTTATCTGCCTTGTCTTGGAAGAAGTTTAGAATCTGTGGCAGTCCAGAGGCTAGAAAGCCGATAGCGGAGGAGATTAGGGATAGCATAGGGTTCCTTAAGGTTTATAGCCCATTACATAGGCAAAACTAACAATCAACAGTGCGGCTATGAAACAGTACATCTTTAGTTCAGCCAACTTCTTTAAGTCTCTGCCAAACTCATCAGTCAGGTTCTTGTTGTCTGCCAAGATACGCTGTTTAATCGTTTCTATCTCAGCCCAGGCAGCAGGACCGTGCTTCTCGATGATGTCTCTTTTGAGTTCTTCTTCTATCTTCTTAATTTCGTATAGTCCTCGCCATTCTTCAACGGCAGAAAATACAGATGTATCCTTTGGCCTGTTTAACTGCTTTCTACGAAAGGCGGCCCTGGCCTGCACATCAGCCTTGCCAAGGTCTTGGATATCCTTAGTAACTGACTCCAGTTCCTTACCAACAGCCAAAGCCTCTTTGATGCCAGCGACCGCAGCCTTGGCAACTTGAGTGACTGGTTCGCTCATAGTTACTCCGGCAGTCTATCTGCTCTGTTGTAACCGAATAAAGTCTGCGGTGCTCCAATACCGCCTATTTCAGCGGATTGTTTTTGCACTAAGTCTCCGAACTGTTTAACAATTTCTGGCCTAGATCTAAGAAGTAAGTCGCTTACTTGCAATCCTAACGGGGAGTACACTCCTGATATACCCAACGCTGTTGGTATTCCCACAGCAGGATTAGATAATGTATAGATACCACCTCCGACCTGAGCCGCTAAACGACCTTCTAAGGTAGACTTAGCATCTTCTCCAAGAATCTTTAGAGCTGCGTCTGCATCAACCTGTCCTCTTGCTCTGCCCTCTGCAAACCTTGCCTTCTTACGACTTAGGTCCGCTTGTCGCACAGCCACTTGATATTGCTTTGGAGAGAACACACCATTCTCTGCTCCAGAGTTTGCAGCAGCAATTTTCATAATTGCTAAGTCACCGTAGGCACTGTCAATTCTGCGAAGTTCAGGCGTAAGTTTTGGATTCTGATAGCCAATTTCTTTTTTAAATACCCCAAGAACGCCCTGTAACGCCTCTCCAATCTGTCTATCGTTGGCTGATGCACTATTCAAGTAATTTAAAGCCTCTTTCCGTAAATCAGACTCTATGGCTTTAATGTTAGTGCCTGTTAGTTGACTATTAGCCGGAAACTTACTTAGCATTATGTTGTTTACAACTTCCTGCACAGTTTCTCTCTGACCTGGAGATGGTAAGTTAGCCTTGCTAAGCGATCCAAGAATGCCGCTGGTTGTCTTAAAATCTAACTTAAATGTTATCTTAGACAAGACATCATCATACTTCTTAGAGACCTCATCAGTAGCAAAAGCAACAGCGTCCCTGCCAACAACGTCATCAGGAAGTTGTGTCCCAACTTTATTTAGTGCTTTGTTAATAACGCCTTTGTTGAAATTAAAAATTGTCTTTTGACGGGCATTTTCAATTTGACTACCAATTAAAGGAAGATTCTGTGCAAACTCTTCGGCAGACTTAAACCTACCTCCTAGTACCTGTCCTGGCGTAGGCACAATACCTAAATCCCGCATTGTTTGCTCTGCTTTTGATACCAAAGGTTTTGCTACCCTTCCAACACCAGCAGCAACCTTTTCACCGACAGCGCCACCAACAGCACCTAAGCCAATTTGAGATGCCTTTTCACCAGCAAACTCTTCTCCAACTACCGGCTGTAACGCACCAGTAGCTGCTCCAGCGGCTGCGCCAGCGCCAACATTAGTAAGGCCTCCTGCCCTAGCCAACTGAGTTGCCCTTAAACCAACTGCAATGTTTGCAGGATTTATAATATTACCGCCCAAACGACCAACATCAAACCCAGCCCCTCCCTGGGCTGCTCTTTGTTGCTGGTATGCGGCCTCTTCTGCTCTGACCATCTCATCGACTCTTTGCGCTTCAGACCCAAAGAAACGACTGACTGGGTTTGGCACCAATCCACCAAGCGAAGTAACCTGCTCTAATCCCCGTGGTAATAATTGAGCACCTGCACTAATAGGATCTTTGATTCCCATTAGAAACCCACTAGACGGAGCAGCAACACTTGGTTGCTCTTTAGTAACGCCTAAAGAACTTGCAATTTCGTCTATCTGAGATTCGCTTAGTTGCGCCTCTGTTTGAATCTTTTTTCCACCAATTACATAGGTAGGCATAATTAATCCTCAATAATTTGGTAACTGATTCCGCTTTTTGTAGTTCTTTGTGTTGTTTTAGGTGTTTTTGGTGCTTTAACTTCTCCAAGCGGAAGAGGCTGTCCTTTTTGAATTGCTTGTGACTGTAGTTTAAGTCTTTCAATCCCTTCGTTTATTTTCTTCTCTGCTGAGTTTAGAATGTTTTTAAGAGTTTCTGGTTCTAAATCAATCCTGCCACCTTGTACGTCACGAAGGTATTTTAATTCTTCTACGGAGTCGTTACCACCAAACTCTTGCAATCTTGGAATAACTGTGTTGCCAATCTCACTTAAGAAGGTCTCAGTGTTAATAACTTTCTTACGGTCTCCAATCAAACCACCAGAGTACTTAGCTGCTCCTTGAGCAAGCGGGGCATACGGACCAGCATAGATACCCTTATTAAGCAACTCTTTTGCGCTTTTTAAACTAGAAATTGCTGAGTATTTGTTATCAATCGTTGCTTGAGCCTCTCCAACAATTTTGCCCGCCGCAACATCAGCCGACCTATCACCTACGTTTAAAGTTGTGCCTGGGCTTGCTAGTTTTAGAACTTCTCTAGCAACATTCAACTTTGCTGATTCCTCTTTTGTCAATGTCGCTGGGTCTTTTATTCCTAACTCAAACATAACATTTCTAGCGACATCTAAAGTATTTTTATCTTTATCATCTTTTGGAACACTAACAACCTCTGTTAATGCACCTCCGGGGCCTCTTTTAAATATCTTCTCTCCCGGCTTTCCAGTAACAAACTCATCTTTTGGTGTAAGACTCTTAGCCGTTGCAAGTGCTTTGATACCGGCATCAGGAGCACCAGCAGCAAACAAGTCAGAAGCAATTTTTTGTAGCACCGAAGGATCGCCTAAGTTCTGTCCTTGGTAGGTTTGCAATACAGATTGTATTGTCTGTGCCTGTTGTAACTGTGGGTTTCTAACCTCTGGGAAGAGACTTTGAGTAATCGCCCTAGAACCAAGATCACCGAACTTGAGGCCAGCCTGATACAACGGAGCAAACACACCAAACTGACTACCTTGCTGTGCAATCTGCTGGTTACGAAGCAGGTCCATCTGTTCCTGCTCTTTAACCTGAGCAGCAATAAGTTCTTGTGGGGTTGGTCCAAATAATGAAGTAATAGCCATTTTTGTTCCTTAATTAACCGTAGACATTAGGAGCAGTAAAGTTAACACCAGCATTTGCAGAATATGGATCATTGAATCCAGAAGGAACAGGAGAATAACCGGCCCTAGTGTATGGATTATAAAGTTGATTAAACATTTGCTGCTGTTGTTGATTTCTGAGATAGTTCTGACCAAAACCAGAAATATTCTGTGCCATCAACGACGGACCAACTAAGGAGCCTTGCAACTGAGTCTGTGCAGCTCCTATACCGCCTGTCAATAGAGATTGACCAACATTAGCACCGGCAGTAGCTGTTCTTCCACCCAACTGAGCGCCTATATCCAGAGGCTGTTGTGATGCCTGCTCAAGCAATTGAGACACACCAAACTGTTGTTGGAATGGGGCCAGTGCTTTGGTCTGTAGACCATAACCAGTTTCAAGCAGTCCAGTACCAAAACCAAGTCTACTTCTTGCTTCTTGCTCTGCCTGTGCAGCCAATTGTAGGTCTTGTGTACGCCGTGCATTAGCCAACGCAGCCAACTCAGGTTGGCCTACATCGCCAATGTTAAGGCCTGCACGACCTCGTCCAAACACAGAAGATGCTAATCGTTGCTCTTCACGTTGACGAATAGGATCAAGCATGGCATACTGTTCTTGTAAATACTGATTTCTAGCTTGTGTTGGTGTCTGTGCAAGGTATTGCTGACCAAGACTAAACAGACCCTGAGAAATCCCTGGAGCCGTTTCTGCTTGACCAAGGCTAGTCCCATATAGACTTGCTAGTCTTTCCTGAAGTGCTTGTATCTCTGGTGATGCAGTATATCCAGCACTTTCAAGTCTGCCTTCTGGGCCAAAGCCAAATCGAGAAGTTCCAAACCTAGTAGTTATTCCTACTGGTCTGAACCTCTGCTCTTCAGCCGCTATTTTGGCTGCTTGTAGTTGAGCCTGGGCTGAGGCATTAGCTGCTTTTTCAGCGGATCTTCCAGCCATGCTACTGCCAAGTAGGCTAGCACCCCCTATAATTGCTGCTGCTGCGATAGGCATAATACTACTCCTTAATTAAAACTTCATCAATATTGTTAATGTCTGTTTCGTTGGTAGCATGAATACAGTACCAAACACAGTCCTCTAATGCTAAGACACCATGATGTTTATCGGCTTTGATATTAAAACAATGTGGTGCTTCAATATCAAAAACTTCATCATCTACTACAACTTTCACCTTGCCCTTAGCAAGAATAGACAGATGGTCATGTTTATGCTTGTGTTGGACAATCTGAGAACCTTTAGGAAACAAGCATTCTTTAGCGTATAAGTTATCTGAAAAATGATGTGTAATCATTTAGGCCTTCATAATGTATGCAAGTGCATAGTACGGTGGCAGGTTAGCGTTAGTGCCTGAAGAACCTGCCGAGGCAGTGGTGGTGGACACAGTAATGCCTGTAGTGTTAGAACCTGTGTTATCTGTATTAGCAGGCCCTGACGAAGCACCGGCAATATATGGCGAGCCTCCGTTTGGACTACCAGCCCTAGTATTAGGAATAAGATGGGTATGTCCTGGGTCTGTTACTGTTGATGTAGCAGTGTGACTGTGGCTTACTACAATTGCATTAGCAGAGCCACCAGTGTCAGCAACGGCATAGGTAGAGCCTGCACCAACAACAAACCTATCTCGTAGGTCAGGGGTTCCGTTAGAACCGTTACAGAGATACCAACCAGACGGAATAGATGCTACAGATCCTGACCAGATGATGATACCGCCGCTTGGAAATGCCGCTGCTACTGCTGTAGAAACAAAAGCCGTAGTTGCCACCTGAGTTGTATTAGTGCCAGAAGAGGCCGTAGGCGCTGCTGGAGTGCCTGTAAAGGTAGGGCTATTGCTGTCTGCCTTGGACGATATAGCCGAGGCAATGGCAGTGTATTCTGCATCAATCTCGGTGCCTTTGATAACCTTTGCTGGATTGCCAGTGCTAAGGCTGTCTTTAGCTGCAAAGTTAGTTGCTTTCGTGTAATTGCTAATTTTTATTCTCCTTATTACTTTAACTTAAACAATGCCGCATCATACTGTTTTCCCTTGTGCGACATAAACATCGATTTTCTGAATAGAAAGAGGATCACCATTTAATTCTGCTTCTAAACCCAACTGTAGGACAGCCCCACTACCACCCGCATTGATCTGGAACTGGTCTAGGACCACACCATTGGAAAACTCAGCAATGTTGTATTCCCCGACATTATACTCGTAAACTACGCCGGTGTCAAGTAATTTCGTCTCACTATTGTAATTTTCTTTGTAGTCAAAGCCCCATTTGATGGCTACAGCGTCACCAGAACCGCCAATAACCACAAATCCTATCTTTTTAAGGACTTTTAAGGCTGTTGGGCTGCCAAAGTCAAAGTAATTGGTGTAGTACTGTAGCCGGTAGGTAGAGGCATTATCTAGGTGTCCAAAGTACTTACCAATATACCCAGGCTTTCCTAACAACAGTTCCTTGGCTTGGTTGACAAATAAGGCCTTTGGATCAAGGCTGTCCCATATAGTGACACGGGCAGAACCGTCCTGTAGAGCACCCCGCATATCAAAGCAGTAAGTAACCTTAGTTGCTGGCAAGGTAAGAAGGTAAAAGGCATCCCGGTCATAGTAGACAGACTTGATAGCACTGGCCGTCTCTGAGGCCACCGCAGCGATGAGGTCATCACGGACGTTCTTGGACATATCCCGCATAGGCAGGGACTTCTCTTGGATGACCCGCTGAAGGCTACGCACACCAGAGTCAGACAAAAAGACGATGTCTGTGCCGGTATTCTGCACAGAGTCCCTAGCAATACAGCCTACATTGGGGATAAAGTCTGCTAAGGCCAATGAAGTGACATCTATTGGGTTGCTATAAATAGCAATGTTGTTCCTACCAAAGATGATTAAAAAGCCGTTGTGGGCCGCTAGAGCGATAATCTGGTCATTGTTGGGGAACACAGAATTGATCGATAGAGAGCCTGAGTCACCGCCTTGGAAGTCAGAGCCGTCTAAGAGCCTGCTAAAGTACACAGTCTGCCTGTCACCAACAATGTCTGCCATCCATATACGACCATAGGCGGCTAAGGCACAGTTGGGCTTAAAATCTGACACAGAATAGCCTGTCGGCAGTGTACCAATGTCTCCTAACTGCTGAAAGCCAAAAGAGCCTGCATGGGAATGCGGATTAGCAATGGTGGTCACTGTGCTAGTCAGAGCATCAGAAACTGTGTATCCTGTACCGGCTGTAGAGACTGTTACAGTGGCTATACCAGTACCGCTAAGGGTTGCTACAGTCAATTTAGCATTAGAGCCTGTGCCGCCTGCTAAGGTCAGAATATCGCCTACATTGTATCCAGAGCCAGCAGCAGTGACCGTCACAGTCGCTATTGGACCAGTACCGCCACCACCGCTAATCGTAGCCACAGAGAAGGTAGCACCAGTGCCTGGAGTAGGCAGGTTGTGGAAGACCAGTACAGGGTGTCCTGTCTGTACCATGTAGGCATGGGAGATAGCATCAGAGCCATCGCCATAGGGCAGAGCCGCAGCTTGCCAGTTATTACCTGTTATTGTATAGGACACATCAGCGGTATTGGCCTGTGTTCTGACAGTCTTGGTGGTCATGGTTGTGGTGCCAGTAAACAGTTTATTGTTACCGGCACTGATGGTCTGGTTTCCACCAGCATCGATCATCTCAAATATAAACTCTACAGGGTTAGCAGCACCTAAGTCTGTGTTGACTGATGAGTTTACAGTTGTCCAGCCACGCCTTGCACCAATACGACCATACCTATCGATAACACAGTTCTGTGCCTTCAGAGCATACCCTGAAGACAGTTGAATACTGCTTTCTTGCGTGTTTAGGCCTAGAAAGCCCGGAGCAGCAATAGTAGCGGTCTGTATTCTCTTCATTAAATGGAACCCCAGATGAGTTCTTCAGGATAGCGGTTAGCCTCAGCAGCTATGTGGTCTGACAGAGACTGGCGATATAGTTCATAAGCCTCAACACTGTTAATACCGTTGTCCTCACCACGCTCATTCAAAGCCTTGGCATAGGCTAGGAAGATTACAGGCTCTGATGGTACCTTGATCTGTGTAGAAGCAGCGGTAAACTCTGCCTGTGGCTTGATGACGTTAAAGTAGATGTTATAGACACCATCAGGGATAGGATAGAGGTCTACCTGCGTGTCTCCGTTGGAGTCTACACCGTTAAAGTTATAACGATCAGGAGCACCTACCAAGACTGTTCCGCTGTTTAAGAACAGTTCATCCATCTTCCTAGTTGTCTCATAGTTTAAGAACCAGTCAGACTCTGAGTTGATAACGTCAATGACCTTAAACCGCTGACCAATGCCGGTCAAGACATAGTTAAAGAGGTTAGCAGAGGTAGTCACCGTCAGTGTCTCTGACAGAGCATTCCAGGTGTAAGAATCCTCAACCTGCCGTTTAGCATCGTTGACGAACCTGCCAATTAGTTTAGAATAGGCATTGTCAGTAACGGCAGTAACCTCTGGCTCACGCAAGCGAACCAAGGTTTCATTGACAAGTTCTAAGTAAGTTTTGTTTGCCATTTAACAGTCCCATTTCTTTAGTGCTAAGGCTTTCCTTGTTGGTCTGCCTTTGGAGTCCTTCATAGGCCCAGGCACACCACTCATACGGGCACAGAAAGACTTCCTACGAGCAGCCTTCTTAGGCGACTTAGCAGCCTCTTTAGCGGACACAGGAGGCTTCAGGTTAGCGCCTTCCTTGTTCTTAAAGTATGCCCTGCCTTTGGCATTTAAGCCACCTTCTGGGTTCTGATATACTTTTTTTACCA